CTACATCACCGAACTAACTTTCATGATGTCGAGGAATGGAACCTTAGTAACCGTACCGTACCATTCAACATGAACAAGTCTGGTTCGCGCATCCATCACTATAATTCTGCCGATAACTGGATCAGTCTCTCCCCAAACGGTCAGGGAAATTTCACGGTCTTCGTTCTTTGCTTCTGTCAGTTGTTCTCCCAGTGCTTCCAATTCAAACTCGTCTCGTGTTGGCCGTTTTTGCTTATGTTTCGCCATGATCTGTGTCATCTCCGTTTCATGCTTATATCGTACATAGGCTTTGACGTGTTCCGGGAGCATCATACGTGATGATTCGAAGATACCATTACCCTCAAGTTTCTTCGCCATATTAGTCACCTCGACAGGAACATTTGTTCCCATTTTATGCGAACAGGCTATGAAATGCAAATAAAAAAATCCTGTAGTCATTGGAAGACTAGACAGGACTTGATTTCCGTCGTCATTTCGGTATGGCTCTATTTGCTGCTCGCTCGAGTAACATCAATGGGGTTAATGAGGTTACTTCAATCCGTACATTAGCCAGGTTGCTGAGTTTTGGAGTAGCGCCTTCAAATTGAAAACTTAATGTCGTTGTCTGGCCTTTAACTAACTGCGATCCTATTAACGACGTTGCCTTCCCTAGTCGATTTCCACTGCCATCGTAAAACACAGCAGCTACCTCCAAAGGCGTATTCGTATCCGTTAACGCAGTAAAATCCGCAGTCGCCGAAGGGCCTTTAAATATAGGGCGCTCCACTACAAGTTGAGAAACTTTATACTGATCTTCGATAGACATTTCGTTGAATTTTGCGGAGTTACTGTACTGAGATGACCCAATTAGGACCAACACAACAACAATAATTGGAATGATGAATTTTGATGATCGTTTTTTCTCCTTCATTACTTTCTGAGCGGGGAACGCAGAACTTAACAACCATGTACCGCAGCTAATGCAATATTTCTGGCTCTCAGAATTCTTTGCTTTACACGATGGACATATATAGATATCCTTTGATTCAGCTTCTTTTCGCAACTTTTCCATTTCATTTTTAAAGTTTCGTTGGGTTTTGTTGAACAAACTGCAGCCCCCCATACGTGGTAAATAGTTCCTACACATTTTAGCACGTATTACGTATGAGTGGCGCAAAAGTTCCGAAAACGCAAAAACATCCCCGCTAGCCCGTTTGGACTTAATAGCACATTATGCTAATATATCCGTGAAGTATCAATCCCAAATCGAATAGGGAGCGAGCCTAAATGTCAAACACGATGAAGATACCATTGGAAGATAAATTTCAAAATCTTGTTTGGATATCTCCTGAGGAAATTACATTGGTATCTGAAAGTATCCCTGGAGATCCAACGAGTATGGCTGTCCTTCACACCAGCAACAAAGGAATTCTGTATCCGCTGCACTCGGAAAAAGCTTCAAGGCAACTTGCCGAAAATTTGGGAGTTCCCTTTATTGAGGAAGAATAACCGCAAAAAAATCCCCCATCCAGCCACTACGGCCAGACGGGGGATTCCATTTTACTTCGTCTTCACGGCGCCGTTCACGATAATCAAGTTGTTCGCGACGTCCAGCTCTGACCGTGTCAGCGTTCCCGAATACGCCTTCTTCACATAAACGTAATCGCCAAGCAAACCTTTATCGTATGCCTTCTGAAGCGACTGTGCGAGCGCTCCCCATCCTTCGGTTGTAAGTTTCAGTTCGTTCATATCCTCGTCCTCCTCCCCTCTCATCGCCCTATCAACCGCTTGCCGAAACGCCTCCCACGCGGCCGGATCGTCCACATACGGCTTAGGGCAAATTTTACCGGTTACATCATAATGCCGGATCACATCCCGCAGCGGGTTGAGCCCGTATCGCTTGCACAGCTCCGCGACGATAGCCACAGCCCGCCGGACAGTCTCTGGATGGAACGATCCATCTTTCTCAATACAAAGCTCTATGCCGATGCTGTACGGGTTAGCCTGGGACGCATGGTAGGCCATCTCATCAAGCGGGATGATTAACACGGCGTCACCCGGATCGACAAATAGATGCGCGGATGCATACCTGACAAGTTTAAGTTGTTCTTCTTTCTGCGGACTTGGCAGCCTGTTTGCTTCGGCCATGATCTTTATGTTTTGATCAATCATCGACTTGCCGAAATACGTGACGTGGTTAGCGGCCGTCGCTCCTGGATTGCCGGTATAATGCACGACAATATTACGAACAAGCCGGAGAGGAGTCCCCGGCCTGCTGTATTCGTTGATAGGGATCAGTTCTTCACGCCACAGGGTCATCCTCGTCCTCGCTCCCTTTGTTTGCAGCATCGACATGCGCCTCGGCTAGAATGTACACAACGACCGCGCCCACCGTAGTTATGACGCCAGTAATTTTAACTGCGGTGTCCTCGCCAGCTCCTGCCAAAACAAGAACGCTGGTAGCCACACCGGCCGTCAGCGCCCAAAACTTACGCGATCCCAATTTACGTTTCCAGTCCATTAGGCACCAATTCCCTTCCATAATAAATTAATGGCCCCAACCAGCAGGGCCGCGATTACTGTCCGCCAAAGCCACATTTGGTTGTCCTCGATTTTGTCGAGCCTTTTATGGGCGGACCGCGTGCTCTGTAACGCCTCGTTTGCTGTGTCGCGAGCGCTCGCCATCATATCGAGTTTCGTTTCAACTCTCGTAAGCCGTTGAAGGATTTCTTGTTCTACAGCCTGCCCTTCTCCCATGACTAACCCCTATCCGCCCCTTTGGGCAATAAAAATACCCCGATCGGGGCTAGGCTGTAATTACCACATTATTTACATCTGGGTTTGTGTCGCCGCCCGGTTTAGCGATTGCCCGGTTAAAAAAGTTACCTTGCATAACTGTATTGGATTGTCCTGCGCTTACGCTAATGCTCGGTGCTCCGGATGGCGTTATGATCTTGTTATTTGTAATCACGGTGTCGCTCGCCGTTACAATACCGAAAGCGCCTTGCGAAAGCGTGATGTTATTGCCTGTAATAAACAACTTAGCTTTTGCTGTGATCGCCGCGTATGCCGCTAGTGCCGTCCCTGCGTTTGTAATCGCATTACCGGATATTGTGATCGTGTCCAATGGAATATCATTGACGAATACGCCACCTGTGCTCTGGCCGTCGATGTTGTTTTCGGCAATTGTGATGCTTTTGCTGTCTGTACCTTGCAAGTAGACGCCGTACGTGCCGCCTTGAATCAGGTTGCCCTTGACGACGATATTTGACGATCCTGTCAACTCGACGGCCCAGTTGCTCGCCGTGTACTCCACGACGTTGCCGGAAAATACGATATGGTCGGAGTTAATTACACGCACTCGAGTATCGAAAAAGTAATTGTTCCCGACCACAACGTTTTTAATCGCAAATGTTAGCCCGGCCGAGCGGTTATTGATGCCGAAGTAGACCGAACTATATACCCGATTACCGGTTATAATCAAGTTTTTTGGCGCTCCGTCCGGGGCTACCCGTTCAATATCCATGGCCTGTACGGTAGCGTTTCGGATGATGTTATTCGTGATCGTTAAATCGCTGTTTCCGTCGTAATCGACCGACCCGATACCGGACTTGCAATTCGACATATAGTTGCCGTCGATGACCAAATCGCCGCACAAGTTTGACAGGATTATCGCACCGTCATCATGTCCGACCACGCCGCCTGCAAGATTTGTATTAATTACTTGGTTGTCGCGGCATACTGCATATGTTGCGCCGCTGTAATGGATGCCGTTGCCTCCACAGCCGTCAATATAATTTCCGACGATGACCGTATCCGATCCTTGCGCCATGATCGCTTCAGAAGGAACATTTGTGATGTAACAATCTCGAATGATACAACGAGCTGCTGTTACTACTTCTTGATGATGGTCCCATAATGCTACCGTCTGATTAGATTTATTTCCGTCAATCTTCAAGTTTTCGACAACACAATCATTTGTCAGCACCATGAGTTTACACGCCGTCTGAACAACAGTACCGATTGGAAAGCTTTCTCCGCTACGGGAGTTGTAAACCGTGATGTTATTTCCGGTAATCGACTTTATCTCCAGATTATCTTTGGAGTACGTGGTACCATTGATTAGCATGATACATTGGCCGACCCGAAAACCAGCGATGCTCGCTACAGTAAACGTATAGGCCACGCCTGTTGTGGTAGGTATCGCAGTTGTTGTAGTCGTCCGGATCTCGTTAATACGCTTTAACGTTGCACCATTGCCCTGGATAATAGTATTCGCTTTTGGACGCAATTCACGGGATATAAGGTAGGTTTGTCCTCTTTCGAAGAATAGTGACCCTCCTAATACCAGCGCATTCATCGATGCTTGAATTGCTGCCGTATCGTCAGTAACCCCGTCACCTTTTGCGCCGTAGCTTCTGACATTTATAATTGATCCTGTGTCGCCACCGACCCCACCGAAACTAACCGGAACACCATTCTGTAGCAGTTTTCCATCTCCGACAAAGTCCAATTCGCCGCCGATTACCGTTCTTTCTCCACCTTGTTCGGTGTAGTTTTTGACGTTGTAATTACTCACGCCCATCACCCCTAAATAAAATAGGCCCTGATCGGCTCAGAGCTTACACTGTCTGTATTATAGCGTACCACCAAATCAACATTTATCGTGTTGATACAGCCTCTAGGATGACATCCTCACATGTTCCAATTAATGTTACCCCGTCTTCATTTACGATAACTGACGTAATGCAATCTACGACTACTTGTTTGCCATCGATGGTGTTTACAAGGTTTACTCCGTGGCTAATTGCAAGGTTTCCGCAGTCACTTTTTAACTTTGTACCTCGTTTGAATGTTCTCTCTTCCCATGTCTGTACTTTATAAACAAAATTTTTGGTATTAGGCAAAGTCGGAAAACCATTCGATATGAGTCTAATGTTCATTGTCTTTAACCACCTCCTACAATCTGCAATCCGCTGTCCAATGTACGATACAGACATCTGCGGCACCTGTCTCTGAAGATAATCCTGGATTGACCGCTAAAAATCCATTATCCCCCGCATAGGCAGCATACGCTTCGCCTGAATCCGTACTTGTGCTCGTATTTCTCCACGCCCCATTTGTCGCGTTTGGATTATAGAATGTTACAACTGCTGATGCATGCCGTTTTTTCACTTTGTATTGGACGTATACACCGCTGTTATATTGACCAGCAATGTTTTTGATGTACGTCAGCGATCCGGGATTCCCAACGTTTTGTCCAACTGCTGTAAAGTACGGGAAACTCTTCTCGTAGTATCGCTGGCAGGACCGGAGTGCATCATCGAACGATTCATCAATCAAAGGAGGCGTCGGGCCGAATGGGTTGAACCGTGCGGATGCCAACTCGAAGTTACCAGCGGCAACAAAGTTTTGGAAGCCTCCGGCCAATTTCCATTGAACTTCTATATAGTCATCATTGTTGGTTCCGAACGTTTTACCCCTGATGTCGATGTTTGGGATCGATACAGGGTACTCTTGGAAAGTGCTCGTTATCGTAAATTCTTGACCGGTTAAAAAGTCTGTTGGTGATGGACTTCCTCCGGTACCATAGTTATAAACGATTGTCATCTGAATCTTTTTACCAACCACCGACGAACGCGACCCAAACGACATATTGAGGTGTGTAGAGTGTGCGGCTAATCGAGAAACGCCGTTTTCAATGCGCTGCACGATGTTGTATTGACTGTTCGCCGTGGACCCCGGTCCGTCCCATTCGATAAAATACGTACGCCTTGCCCCAGGTATAGCATTGATGGCCGAACCTGCGTCTGTTATCCGGCGCTGAGAGTGCTTGATTGTTGGTAGCGAATCGCCACTTCCGACAAAACCGGTTAGCTTCCACATATCGAATACTGGATATGAATTGAACGCCGGATTTACCGCTTCCATGCCTATGATTGGCTTTGCTTGGGCAATTTGAAAGTTCCCATCGATGATCGCGTTATATACCTTACGCTTCGCGAGCTTCCGCATTTTGTAGAACCGATCTCCGAGCCCGAGCTTGGTTTGCAAGATATTCCACATGAGGTAATACCCTGCGTCATTCGGATGGGCGTTACGATACCACTCGGTTAAATGCTTATCATCCGTTTCGGCCATATATTGGACCATTTCGCGGTAAAAGGATACATGAGCATATCCTTTTTCGTTGCAAATTTGCGTGAGTACGCGGTCAATTGCATCCGTCGAGAAGTTCCGAAGCAGCGTTCCGTCCTCGGCATAATCGTCGGTTGGAGGGTTTTCTGTCAGTACGATCATCGTCTTGCAACGTGCGTTGACGTAGGCCAAAAACTGCTCCATGTTGGACTTGTACTGCGCCAGACTAGACGACATACGATCGTTTGAGGATAGCATGACAAACACAACGTCCTCGTTATTGCTCATCCAGTATTGAGCGTTTGCAAGCCCCCACGCGACTGTTTGGCCGGATATGCCAGCATTGGTAAAGCTGACGGACGGGAAGTTGCTGCCGATGTACTCGCGGAAGAAGTTCGCCCAGCACCGGCTCGTATAGTCCGATTCGCGGTATATCGTTCCGGCTCCGTCATTGAATATGATCGGATTTGAGGGCGGCACATAAGACCCCATCGCACCCAAACCTGCAACGATACTATGGCCGATTAGCCTAATCTTTGTAACTTGACCGGCTTGTAATCGCTTGGCTAGGTCGCTCACTACATTATTAGCATTGTCGTTTACCCTCACAGTAAGATCGCTATGTTCGTTATCGAGTCTATCTTTTAATGTCGAGTATGCCGATCCAGACGATGGCATTCTTGCATCTACAATTTCTGTATTACTTTCTCCCGTTTGCCCCACTATATTGTCGACTCGAAAATCCAAACCTGTTACGTCTTGTTTGATCTGATCTACATCTTGTTGCACTCGATCAAATCCAATATTGATATTTCCAAAGTCCTCACTTATCTTTTTGGAACCAACGAGATTCGCATATCTATTCGCCAACTTTATCCGCTCCCTTCTTGGTGTTTCGTATAGCTTGCAATCGCTTATCGAGCGCTTCTTGAATGCCAACAAGGATTGCTTCTTCTTGTCCTGGGTGGTATGGGGTTAATGCGCTAATGATGCTGCATATTTCTGGAACCGGCTTTGCAGGATCGAGTTCCGCCACGATCTTTGGAATGATATGTGCCATTTCACACCTCCAGTAAAAGATAAAAAAGACACCTGTATAGGTGTCTTCTTTGTTAATTGCCTTTATTTAATTCTGAACGGAGACGCTCCATTTCTTGATCTGCTTCAGCTTGCGATTCTTTTAATATAATATTAACTTCTTCTTGTATTTCTTCCCTTCTCTTTATCAACACATCTCTTTCTTTTTTTGTTTTATCGTAGAAATCGTCCTTTTCCTTCAATTTCGGAGAACCCATCAAGACTTCATATGGTTCGATCAACTTGTATAAAGATGATATTTGTTCAGTGAGTTTTTCTGATTCCTTTCTCAAGTCATACAGCCTTAAAGCTCTTTTTTGCGATTCTTCACTTGGATTCAATGTTGTTTCCATTTGGGAATCACCTTTCTTACCTAATTCAACAGTTTGTGTCGTGTCATTCCAATTCACTTCCAGACCAGTCAAGGCGGCAATATCTCGTAAGCGCAAATACGTGGACCCATCATACATTACTGGAGGATTCTCAAGAGTAACCTTTTTGCCATCCAATGTAATTGGGAGTGACGGTCTCAAATACGCCTCTATCTTTTCTAGACCATCATCAGCATAAACAGATAGTGCCGTAGCCGAAATTATTCCCACCAGAAAACCAATGAATACTTTTTTCATAATTATCACACCCATCATTTTTGAAACAAATTATACCATATTAAATAACGGATGTAATAATACCTTTTGATACAGATACAACTTGAGAACCTGCTAAAAAAGCGCCAGTAAATCCAGATGAACCATTTATCGAGAGATTGTTTCCATTAAGACGAATTGTATTACTGGCATTTAGGAAGAGGTCTTTACCAGAACTAATCTGGATATCTGCTGAGCCTAAAGGCGTGTACAATGCAAATGCCGATCCCAATAAGTAGATAAATCCTTCGGATGAGGAGTTATGAAACTCAAACCCTGGAGAACTGCCGAAAGCATCAGGCTGAAACAGAGCATAATTAGTAGCGCTCTGTTCGGCTTTGATGTTCGATAAACTAAACTGCATTCTGGGATATATCCCTTCTTCTGCTGTCTGTATTAAAGCCCCTGTAATAACCCCGCCAATGATAGTACTTGCTGTTATCGTGCCACTAAAATTCCCGTCAGCAGCTTCTAGTGTTCCATTAAATTTATAGACGCCATTGATAGTATCGAAGTATATTGCTTTTTCCGTGCCACGATAGAATGTCATTTCGTCACTGTTCAGAACAACCTTGGACGCGTGGTCATCCCGTTCAACGATAATACCTTCAGTCCGGGTAATTGTAACACCGAAATAGTTTCTGTTCTCACGAACCGCAACTTTATTTAAGTTATTCACCTGCGCTGTCAGAGACCCATCAACTGCAAATTCACTCTGCTGTTCTGATATGGACGGCGCTTCGATCCGCATCCGCAGTCCTCCGCGAAAGCTGAAGGATTGATGCAGGATGATGGTCTTATAGAATACCTCCCCATTCCAAAGAGATTCCGTATTCTCCCAAGCAGTGAACGTTTCAAGCCATGTGCTACTTTCATTATGCGCGAACTGAATGACATCCCCTTGGTCAAGCTGAGGAAATCCCCTAGCGTCCATATTGATTGGCAGGTAAGTAAATCCATTAAACTGAGCTAATAAATTGTTTGTAATTTCCTGCGTAGCAAACGGATTGACTGTGTAGAGGGTATGATTTTCGTCACCCGATCCTGCTTCATAGGTTAATCCGTCATCAGGATTATAGGTAACGACGACGCGAGTATATGTTTTGACCGGGTTCGTTTGTTTGACTCGAATATAGTCGCCCGTTGTGAATTCGAAAGTAGGCTCCTCATCCACAGTGAACCGTTTGAACTTGATTGTTCCATCTTTCGATACATAGACAGATGCGCCGTTGACACCGGCTATATAAGCCAGCATTTGATGTTTTGTATATCCTGTCGGGCCCACTTCGACGGTATAACTTGGATCAATGACCACGCTTTCGTCATACGCAAATGACAAACTTGTACATATTTCATTCCATACAGCTTGTAAGGTCGTTGGATAAGTCAATGATGATATATAAGCAACGTCTGAAAAAACCAGTTTATCGAAACAGGTGAATGTCCATACATTATTGTCCTGCTCACGTTTATCGACGTAGAATTCTCCAAGTGGCAGCCACTCCGATAACCCACCAGACCAAGGGTATCCCATGTCTTGCCACGGATAGATAGTCTCTAGCCATGTCAGAGTTTCAGAAGAAAGTCCCAGATATGGGGTCACCTTTGCATTTGGTGGAATCGTGTCTTGGGTTCGGAGTGTTATCGTTAATTTCGATGGAATGGCTGTCCCGATTTCAAAGCCATTCGACATAGTTAAACTGTTATCTATTGCAAAATCAACAATAACAGTATTGTCGTACTCGATACCTGCGATGTTGGCTTTTACAACAAACTCGCGTGAATATCGTTTTAAAAGATAAGCATAAAACGGTGATACGGGATACACGCTATCACCTCTCTGTCAAGGTTACTCGGAGACCGCCCCAGAAGATGACTCCATTTTTTTCAATTGCCATTGGAGCCGGTCGATTGCCTACGTACATGGTCTTTGTCACATAATCACCGACCATCGGATCGGGGTAATACACCTGGAAAAATGGTGCGTCCATCGCTTGTAATAGGGTTGATATGGTTGCCATCGGTAGCGTGGGCCATCCAAGTTCGATTTGCCTCTTGACCGTAATACGGTCCCGATTGAGCGTCCCGTCTGCCGTTCGCGTCGTGGATTCAGCATCATCTAGATCCATTGTCGTTACAGTAAATTCATTCGGTTTGGCGATGTCAACGCCGTTTATTTGCAGCAGCATAATGCCCCTCCTACACATTAAACGGCGCTTGTCCGGTTCGCCGTATGTGGTCTTGTATTTCCCTGATTGCCGCTCCGCCTGCCTCACGCTGGCTTATTACGGCTTGTACGTATTTCAATTCCCGCACAGCTTGTTCGACTCGTTGAAGGGCAGATACAACGTCCCTGTTGTTTCCTTGTCCATTGCCCATGATATTCTCCAAATCAGACAACGGAGCAATGATTTCAGGATCGGTCGCAGCTCCATGATTATCACCGACCATCGCAAGCGTAGGACCGTATACAACTGCTCCAGTCGCAAAGGCCGGTACAGATGCGCCTAATCCTTGGAACATCTCACGTAATTTTTCAAACCATACCCCGCCCTTTGCAGCCGCCCCGCCAGCAGCCGCACCAACACCACCAAACGAGGCTCCAGGAACGGCTACGGCACGCAATAATGCACCTATCCCCGAATCTTCTACTGCGCCGCTCATAGCATCTAATCCTTGCAAAAGATACCCAATTCCAGGTAAGTTTCTTCCTGGCTTTTCTGATGTGCTATTTGGTGTCAGTGCATCTTTTACAGCCCCAAACGCTGGTGACAAATCAATACTTGGTAGGTCAAGGTTAGGCATCTCGATTTTGGGAAACTTGATATTAGGCATCGTGATGGGCTGCATAAGCTTTGCAGTCATAGTGGACCATGCTGATGAAATAACGTCGACTAAGCTCAGGATAGGCTGTGCTCGCAACTTCAATGATTCAAGCATATCCGACCATGCGAGGTCCCAAATACTTGCCGTTGTTGCAATGTTAACCTGCAAATCCGATAGTGACTGAGAGATTAGATAGATGCCCCAACTGATATACGGTTGATAAGCGTTAAGCTGACTTTGCATGTAATCAAGGGCGCCATGCCAAGCTTCATTCATTAGTGCGAGTGGGTTCTTTATTGATTGGACAGCATCTCCGATAAGGCCCCATTCCGCGGTGATGCTAATTCGATGCGATGCCAAATCTTTCAACATATCGGATAACATCCGTTGCCAATCCGCTACAATTACAGGTATGTTTGTTGCCGCTCCGCCTTTAAGTCCTTCCCACATCGCGTTCCAATTAAGCACGATTGCGGCCGTCATGCTCGGCACTACCATACCCGCGAGGCTACCAGATAAGTTGTTCCATGCAGCGAGTTGTTCCCCCACGCCAAGCAACGTCCGTGCCTTAAGACCATCCCACATACCAGAAAATTTTTTATTTGTGTCAGCGACAAGGCCGTTTACTGTATTGTCGACTGCAATTGCCACGCCACCGGCACCAGCATCTGGAGGTTGGGGTGGATCAAATTCAATTCGGTATTTCTTGTTCAGGAATGGAGGTATTTGTGGGAATTTAAACTCGTCACCAGGATTTCCGCTGGATGGATTGCTGCCACCGGGCAAACCACCAGAGCCCCCAGTTCCCCCGCCTGATCCTCCATCAGGTTTTCCGAGTAAGTTGAGTTGGTCAAATGCAGCTAACTCTCCACGAGCCTTTTTTGCAGACTTGCCGAGGTCATCGTAGGCATTTCCTTGATCCTTAACCGCATCCGTCTGTTTATCTGAGCCTTTCGTGGCTGCGTCGTAATCCATTTTGCGAAGTGCAAACATAAACCTAGCAATATCTTCAGTTATGCCAGCTACAGCAGTAGCCAACTTAGTCAGCGCAGGCAGTACGGCATCCCAAATAGGTAAAAATGCTTGAGATAGATTGAGCTTAATGTCTTTAAGCTGTTCTGTCAGTGCCCCCTGTTTGGTCATTACGTTATTTTGGAGGGTACTTCCATACCGCTCGTAGCTTTGCTCAAGAATGGCTGCAAGTCGGATTTGCTGCTGCAATCGAAAATCAAGTTGGTCCCAGCTTTTTCCGTTTGCGAACTTTTTGAACGCTTTCGTACTCTCAATCATAGAGACATTAACGAAAACGCCGAGGTCTTCAATCGCTTCCGTGTTACCGAGCAAACCAGAGCGCATCCGTTCAAGTACATCTTCGATGCTTCGGCTGGTATTTGAAGCAACAACGCGAGTAGCCTGGACCAAATCCTTTGTGCTCGCATTAAGTTGTGTGTTGTCCTTGATAAAGCTGGAGAGCAGCACAGAGTATGTTGCGCCCAATTCTGCCGCAGTTGATTTTGCTAGGCCCATACCCCTAGCCCATTGCATAAAATCACGCGAGCCGCCTTGCAGCTGCTTGTTCAAACGTCCAATGTCGGCTTCGAATTTGACTGCTGTTTGTGATGCTTTATAAAGTCCGACAGTAGCTACACCAACTACAGCAGTAAATGCTCCTACGGCTACCCCGGCAACTCCAAATGATCTTGCAGCCCCTAGCGCTTCCCCACTTAGACCTTTGATACCAACAGATGCGCCACGCATTGACGATCCAAGGCCCTTTAGCTCAGATACTACACCGCCGAGCCCCTTAGCGCCGCGAATGCGGGAAAAAGAAGATGCAAGGGATGAGCTGAAGCTTTTGAACTCCGAAGTGATGCCGCCAATCCCGCTTTTACCGCTTATTGCAGCCGTCGTGCGAGTTGTCGAGCGCTTGAACTTTTCGAGTTCGGCAGTAGCCCCCTGCATTCCCTTCTTCGCATCGGAAAAGTCGGCACCAATACGGATCATTAAGTTCTTAACTACACCCACAGGTCATACCTCCTTTCATACGATTTCCCCGCCATTCTCTGAATGCAAGCGCATTGCTACGGCAAGCATTTCTTCAGGGGTTTGCGGACGTTGCTCCTGCTTTGGCCGGATGCTTTCAAGCACCTTTTCCAATTTCGGCATCTTTTTACCCCTCTGCCATGCCGCCGTATAATATGCTTGTCTTATGATATCTTCACGTTCAATTTGTCTCCGTTCGTTGTATGCCTCGACATGAAGAGTTAGTTCGCGTGGAGTCATGTCACCGTACTCACGAATTGAAATTCCGCAGCGAAGGGCTACTCGGAGACTTTCTTCCCAGTCGAACTTTCTTTTTTCGCCGGCTGTTTGGCCGGCTGTTGGTTTCCCTCTTTCGAACTTCCACCGCAAGCGATATTCCAAGCCTCAAAGATCGCCTTTAAGACATCGAAATATACGGGGGCTGTGTCGAACAAATCTACCGCTTTTTCCATGGTAAGTGTCTCGCCATTCTCTTTAGCATCGAATAATAGGCCACAAAAAAATGCCTGTTCCATAATCTCAAAGTTATCCGGGATTAACTCGCTTCCGATTTCATCAATGGGTTTACCGGTTAATTTGACAAGCGTCTTCATTGCAGTATTAGTGAACTTAATTTGGCGCAGTCGATCCAATTGGAGAATAACTACATCATTGTTCATGTCGTTTTATTCCTTTCGCATGGGAAATAGGCTCGAAGCGTATGCCCCGAGCCTTTTAGGAAATGAGATTATCAGCTTGTTTTGACGACAACAACTTCGTACACTACTGAGGACTTTCCTTCTTCCTGGGCGATGATCGTCAGCTTTTTGGCAGCCGTTGTCGTCAACGGAAGAGCCGTAGACGCTGTACCCGAGGTAAGATTTTGCCTGAAGGCTCCGTCGACATAAAGCTTAAGAGAATGATTCGCTGCTGTCGCTGTAACTGTCACACTCGCAGCCGTTACGCCGCCATAGGTGTAGCTATATCCTCCTGTGGTAAAGGAAGGGGAGAGTGTACCCCCGGTGCCTGTAAGGGACAGGGCAGACAAGCCTGCACTTGGGGAAAGGTTCAGGGTAGGCTTACCTGCAACCCGAATTGTAGCTTCAAACCCGATTGCCTCTTCAAGGTCGGTCGTAACGTTATACGCCGTTACGATTCCTGGGAACGTCCATGTCGCCCCAAGAGCTGCTGGGTAGATGATTTCAAAATCCTGTACATCCCCCGATTCCAATGCGGCGTATACCGCCGCTTGCCCCAAGTCGCCCGGAACGAAAAAGCCGGAAAGTGCAACTTCCCCGGCATCTTTAAACCCGCCAATGAATTCGCGGTACCCGCCTTCGCTGTCCAACGTAGTCACGTCGATTTCTTCCTGTGTAATCGACGGAGATCCAATCGACGACAGATCGCCAATCGCGTTTAAGCCGATTTTGATTTTTGTACCAACTGACCTTTTTGCCGCTTTGGTCACTTCGCGTCATCCTCCTTGATCGAAATAAACTTCAAAATCTATCAGACACCTATAGAGGTCCGGCTGTTCTTCATAGAGTTCAATCGGTTGTCTATAGGTCAGCTCCTGAATGAATGGACCGTCATTGCCGATTGCTCGCTGCTCCATACCAACAAGTAAGTCAATGACTTTAGATGTCAGGGATTTCATGTCAGCATACCGAGCCGCAATAACGTTGATTTCACCTTCTACGGCTTTCCCGCTTTGGTACCCATCCAGCGTTTTTGTTCGCAGCCCATCAGACGACCTATAGATTAAGTATGGCACACCGTTTTTAGCCGTCGCTTCAGGCGCTGTGAGCGGATATACACGACTCCCAAATGCTGCGATTGTTTTAAGTTCCATTGTCAAGGCTGCTTCGAAATCCATGTTCATCCCCTCATTGCCTTATCGACTTCTTTTCCGGCTGTTTCAACAATCTTCTTTCGAATTGCTTCGGCATTTTCCGTAACCGAATTTCGTAGGAACCTATACCCCGGCACATAACCCCCGTCAACGGTCAAAAATCCGTACTCCTGCGAAGCTGGATAGTACGATCGTTTACCGCTCTTCGAGATTTTGACGAATATATCATTCTTTGCCGGGTCCATCATAACGTCGAAGACGGCCTTGCCTTGTTTTGTCCGTCTTTCGCGTTTCATGATGATTCCTTGTTTCAAATTCCCTTCATCGACCGGCGCATTTGCTTTTGCAGATTTTTGTGCAATTGAAGCGCCAGCCCTCGCCGATTTTGTCGCCGCTGTCTGTGGAACCTTCCCGAGTTGCTTGAATGTACGCTCAAGATCAGCAAAACCATCAATACCGGATTTTTTAGCCATCATTGACGCTCCTTACACATCAAATGAAGCTCCTTTTTATCGAACTTCGGATGGATGATGTAAAGGATTTCGAACTCCATTTCCTTGTATCTGACGAACATGGTGCGATCCACACCAGTACGCCAGCGAATCGGAATACGCGTCGTGACTTCAGCGTTTTCTCGCATTGCTGCGTACAATTCCCGGCCTTGTAACGGCTCGATTCCCGCCCATAACTTCGGCACAACTATAACTGGATTGTCGATAGGTTGTCCGTATTCGTCCACATCTGGTGCCGGATCATCTGGTACGCGTGGTCGTAGGATTGAAATCATCTTATTAAGTCTTTCAGTCAGGTTGTCCTTTTTGTCTCCGCAGTTGTAGCAGCTCATGCCAACATCACCCGATCCAGTTGGAGTAAGGACTTGACCGCAGGAGGAGGGTCGCACATCCCGTTTTCATACCAATGGATTGTAAGTAGCATGATCGCCTGCTTGATCTTTTGCGGAACATCATCCCCACTATCGCCATAACCAGCCACATAACGGACCCTTATCCCATTAGCCGCAGTAAGGCACTCCGAAGGCCAGGGTACGCCCTTTGCTTTTACCAAACGGGCGACGAACGAGTAATCGTCCACGACGTAGTTCTCATTCGGCCAAACGGCTGAGGCGCCGTCTGCATTGAAATAAGTAAGGGATGTCACGGATTGCAATTCTGGACGCGGAAGATTGATTACACCCTTACATGGCCATTCATCCAGCGCCAGTTCCAACGTTTGCGTAATGTACGCCCGGTTCTGGTAGCCCTCACACCATTCTCGCGCCGCTACGATCAATGGCGATAAGATGTCATCGTAATCCGTATCGTCTGCATCGATTCGTAATTGTGTTTTTACCTCCCCCAGCGTGACCGGCTCGACCGGAGGAGGCGTAATGACTTTCAAGCCGGCCATACTGCTTCACCCTTCCGAATTAAGCCGTGCCTTCATACGGGCTGACAACGAGTTTACCGATTATCGTATTGGCGACATTGTTGTTCACAACTTGTTTGCGGCTTTCATACTGCAATGCGTAGATTTCGCCGACGACCGTAGATGCTCCGCGCACGACAACCGGTCGAATGTATTTCTGGTTTGGATCGGCGCGGTATACGTCCAACCACACCGTTTGACCGTTCGCCGTAGCGACTACTTTCGTGCCAGCCAAGTCCGCAGCATCGCTGCCATCAGCAGCCGCGCCAATTTGTGCTTTCAAAATGTTTCCGGCATTAGCAGTACCGATTGCAGTGATGAATAAAACACCCTCAAAACCGGTCATATCCAACACCGCGCCATTTATGGCCGTTGTTCCATCGGCAGCACTTGCTGCGCATTTCGTGATCTTGATTCCATTGCTCAAGTTCACCCATAATCACCCCTGAATAAGAATTTGCCCACAAAAAAAGCCGTGCGGGCAGCGGCTCTGCTTAAACCTTTATATTTATCCCATCTTGATTCGAACAAATGCTTCGCCCAATACCGGCTGTCCGTCGCCTTCATAACGACCAATAAATCCGGTTTGGTTTGTTTCAGCATACAGTTCTACAAGGCGTTGGATCGCAAAATCAAGAGCATCAACATACCAGTAATAGCGGAAGTCGCCGATGATGCCAATGTATTTCCCGGCCGAAATATCGTTCGGTGCATACTCCGACTGGAAAAATGGCTTCGACAGGATCGTGTCGGGCTGTCCACCTGCAATTCCGGGAGCCCACAGATATTGGCCGTTGGCGTCCTTGAGTTTGCGGATTTCCTTCAACACATCACGATGGAAACCCCAGCGAGCATTTCCTTGGTAGTTCTGTTTTAATCCGTAGAGCGCATCAATAAGCGTATCCGCTTTGATTGCTGTCGCCGTGTTAGCTCCAACTACGTCCCGAGATGTTGGAATGCCGTCATTGGAAGGAACAAAGAGGCCAAGCGGTTTAGAATTACCATCCCCATACATGTACGCCTTTTCCAACGTTACGCCGAATTTGTAGGAAAGTCGCTCACGCACAAGCGCTTCCGCGCCGCCTGCCGTTTGACGGAGAAGTGTATTTGACACTTTCGCACGTTTAGCCAGCGGATGCGGCCGAAGCTCTCGTTTTCCGAGTGTAATATCGGTTTCATTGCCTGTACGGAGTTCCGTAGTCCAATCGGCATCGTCAACGTCGCCGTCAAGCGTTGGAACACCGAGGGATTTGGCAGTTTTCAGTTGGAATCCGCGAGCAAATTGGCGAATAAAGACCATATTATCGACTTCTTTGAGCAGTTCCGTGACGAATTGTTGCGGGGTTACCAGATACCCGCCTTGCGAATCCGGATCAGAAGCCATTCCCTTAATGGTTTCCGGTGAAAGGGCCGAAATCCCATCTACAAGGAACCGTTCGAATGCAGCCCGGTATTCCGGTGTGGCCCGTGCATTTACGCGCTCCGTCCCAGTCGATGGAGGCTGACGGAATTGAGAACCACCCGAAGCGCTCATTTCTTCATCGGTCCTCAGGGCTGCCTCCATACGGTCAATTTGATTTTTCTTGCTCTCCATATCGGACATCATTTTGTCGTACTGCGCCTGCTCCTCGGCCGTGAAGTCCCGGTTTTCGTTGAGTGCTTTTTCATTGAGCGCCTTAGCCTGTTCCCAGATACCGGCGCGCTCCTGCCGCATTTCGTTAATTTTTGCCTTCATCCTTATACCTCCCGAGATATTAGTTGCAATTGACGCTCCCGCGCCGCTGCCTTGAATGTATAATCAACTGCCGCAGGACTTTCGACCTTTGGCAGGCTAGGCGCATTTCGGAATTGCTTCCAGTTCATTTCAAGACCATTGATAATGGCTGTATCATCCCGAAGACAAGCAGCCATTTCCAATTCGCCCTCGATTTCGTCAATGAAGCCTGCTGCCTTAGCCTCATCCGCCGTATACCATGTTTCCGCCTCAAGCAAAGGTTTGATCGCTTCAGCAGACATGCCCGATTTCCCGCTATATAGGTCGGTCATCTCGGTCTCGATCTTATCCAACAGGTCTGCACGTTGCCGCAGCCCTTCGGAACGCATTAACCTTGCCGATCCCATTGGACGATGTATCATGTACATCGAACCTTTAGGCATGACAATTTTGTCCGCGGCAAGAGGTATAACACTAGCTATCGATGCCGCCAAACCATCGACATACGCCGTGATTTTTGCCGGATGTCGTTTGAGCATGGAATGAATTGCCATTCCTGCGAAAACATCCCCACCCGGACTGTTGATGCGAACCGAAATATCTGCAACATTGTCGCCTATGGCATTCAGCATTTCGTTTACTTCTTTAGGAGTGACTTCATCGCCCCAAAAAGAAAAGGAACTGATCTCACCATAGATGAGCAGTTCCGCTTTGTTTGCTTTTGCCTTAACCACTTGCCAAAAGCTATTCCGTTGTTTGCTCATTGCCCTGCTTCACCTCCTCAGTCGATGTGCTGCCATCCGGATTTACCTTGGCTGTATTCAATGGTACCCGGTAAGCATCTCCGCCTGGATACGGATTCTCGTTTTCTTTCCTTCGGACTTCGTTGGGTGACATCCAACCTTTATCGAGCGCTACACCGTAAGCCTCAAACCGGCTCTTTGTATCTCCACGGAGTAGACCTTCGACATTAAATTCCGCATAGAATCCAAGCCGTCTCTCTCGTTGCGATAAGAGTTTCATTCGTAAATATTGCTCCCAGCGCACTAGCCACGGCCTAATCGTATGCACAACAAATTCGATCGACTGATGTTCGATATTATTGTTTGTGGCTCGATCAAGCTCTTGAAGCATGTGCAAAGGCACTCGAAAAATACGAGCAATCTCCGCTATCTGGAATTTCCGAGTTTCAAGAAACTGTGCTGCATCAGGTGGAATAGTAACTTGGTGGTACTTCAATCCTTCTTCAAGGATCATCAGTTTGTGAGCATTGCTCAACCCTTGGTAGGCCGACCGAGCTTCCTTCTTGTAATTTTCAAGCGCTTTATCAGATAGCGCAGCTGGATATTCGATGACGCCACTAGGTGTTGCGCCATTACCGAAGAAAGCAGCTCCAAATTCCTCTGAAGCTATTGATAGCCCAATTGCTTCCTGGGCCAGTTTTATCGGGTTGTAGCCAACAACGCCATCAAATCCGAATCCTGGTATATGCAAGACATCAAATGCATCTAGCCTCCGAGGTTCGTTCGTTTTCGGCAGCAACGTCCAGTAAATAAGGTTTCCTTGTTCATCCCGATCTGGGCGCGTTCGGTCTGGAAGCAGCGGCCATAGCGCAGAAACTTGACCAGCTCCATTACGGTCAATAAAGGAATAACCATTGCCCCAGTTGCATATATGACCCTGGAATGTTTCCCTAAACGTATAGGCTGGCATTTCTGGATTTGCTTGAAAATGCAGGACCTCATATAACGGATGATTTGGCGCCCTCACCCGCTCGTCACCCTTTGCTTGATAGACATTTAGGGGGAGTGAGGCGATAGTTTCCGCTATGATTTTCACAGCCGCCCAGTAAGCCGTTACACGCATTGCCGTTTCGTCGTTAACATGCACACCTGAGAGTGTTGACTTGCCGCCACGCAACCAATCCGCTACCCATCTTTCCGGATTGGAAAGTGTGGATGACTTAATTTCGATAGACCGGTTCGTAAATGGTATTCTCAGCTTCGTTTTCCTCACCCCCTTTAGAAGGCAGCTATGCCGCGCCTCTCATATACTGATTCCTTGGGCTTTCCGGCTGCTAAAACGAGCTTGTGCACGTCTACAACCGCATCAATAGGGTCAATCCTCTTTGTGGCTGCATCTTTTTCGAGCTTGATCTCGCCAAAGCTATTTGAGGCTGTCTTAGCGTTCGCCATTGACCACGTAAGCAGTTTGTTCTTCCGGTCATAGATAACGTTCCCGGCTTCGACTTCAAGCCGGAAATCGACTGTCGCGTCGTTCAGACTCTTTGCGCTCTGGACGATCTCGACGCAATCCACACCAAACTCTTCAAGGTCATGCAAAAAGGCATCCGCATTATGTGGGTCATAAGCGATGCCTCGAAGCTTGAGGTTATATTTAGCGATCAAATCGCGGTAGTAGCTGATGATGTACTTGTAATCCGTTTTGACGCCCCCAAGTGTCTCGGTAACCGTGAGCAATTTGTCCTTAATCCACATGTCATATGGCGCTTTGTCTGTTTTGATATGTTCGGCCACCCTCGCAGCCGGTATAAAGCTGTGCGAGTGAATATAATATTTTCGGTGGTTGCCAGCCTGGATGGTAAACTCCAGAGCGCCGCTTGTAAGGTCGCCGCCTTTAGATAAGTCAAGACCAAGCCAACATTCACTCCCAGTCATGTCCTCAATCGTCGTATCACTGGCACATGCTTTCCAGTGCTCCATGTTCATGTACTGATTGTCCGCAAACTGAACCCATTGATTAAGCGACTTCGTAAGGAAGTTGCGAAGTTCCTCGCCTTGCATTGCCTTCGCTTTTACTGCATCGGCCCGCAAGCTCTCTAGCGTCTGGTCGGTCCATAGAGGATTCGCCTTCGGCCAGTTCAACTCATCCCAAATGTCGTCATCCTTGTCCAATTCACAGATAAAGACGAATTGCGTTTCGTCTTCATGCGTGCCGTCAAGGATCATCTTGCAGTAGTTGTATAGCTCATAGCACGGCGAGTTCAGATCAAATCCGGCTGTGGTGATTACTGATATTAAGCACTGCTTGAGTTTCTTCGTTCCATCCGCCAAAAGCTTGTACATCTGATTGTCTTTATGGAGATGATACTCGTCCACGCTAGCGAAATATGGCCGGAATCCATCAATGGACTTAGTATCGCGCCCTAGGGCCCGAATTTCGCCATTTGACAAATTGCAAAGGATCTTGCTGGCGTAGTCTTTGATCGTGAATAGCCCATCTTCGTATTCGGTTCCCGCAAGTTCTTCATCAGCATTGATGAACTTGAAGCATTCCTTCAGTACGATGCGGGCCTGCATCTCTTTTGTCGCCGTGCAGTAAACCTGCGGATACTGGTATCCATCGAAATTACCGTAATACATCGTAGGGACGGCATTACCGAGCGACTTCCCATTTTGCCGGGCTACTTGCACATATGAGGTTCGGAATCTACGGTAACCGTCTAAGGTGCGCCAGCCATGCCAACTACCGAAAATGAAATCTTGGAAGCCCCATAACACAAGCGGCCGTGGTTCTTCTCCTTCGGCAAGCGTTAGCGATTCGGAAAACTCTATCAATTCCCGCGCTTTTTCCGGGCTCCAAACATAAGGGAATTCTTCCGTCCCTTGCCGCCCCAAGTCCCGCAGGTGCCTCTCACAAGCTTGCCGTTCCGACTTACCTACCCGACGAGGAAGTTTCCCTTCAACAACCTCTAGCGCGTACCGTGTAACTCGGTCATCCTCAGCCAAAACATTGATCGGATAATTAACTTCCACGAGCACCACCGCCAAACTTGGCGAATTTGCTCACCGGCTTATCTTCCTTCTTTGGCTTCGGTACGTTCTTTACTTTAGCCAATGGGTTCAGGAATAACCGGTCCTGCAATTTGAGCAGCATGTCCATCTTTTTATTGATGGCCGTTTCTATCTTAAGGATGCCCTCAACGCTTGCCAGTTGGGACAGATACCGGAGCGCCTTTAAATTGATTTCGTCTGCTTTCTCCGCTTGTTCAATGTACTCATGGAGTAGGTTTTCATCAATCGCGATCCTCTCGATCCGTTGGTATTGTACAAGCAGTCGTTCATACTCGCTGTATGTTTTACAATACAATGCCAGCGTACCAACATCCGAACTGGTCAATATATCAATGCCTTGCGCGGCCGCTGCCTTGTACTCCTTCAGATGTTGCTTCCAATATGCAAAAGCCACCGTATCATTTTTAACAAACGCCGGTGGCTTGAGTTTATCCAATTCAGTTTTTCCGAGCTTAATTTCCGCATCTTTGCGTGCTTGGATTTCTTCTTTCGTCAGTCGATTCGGATTGCCTTCGGCCAAGTGTAGGCCGATCGATTTTGCATTTCGGCCCCCCATAAGGCACCTCCAATGTCTGAAAAATTCAAAAAACGAAAGTTTACGCGAAAAAAGAGGGAACGCGGTCTCACACGGCCCACCTTCGGAGGATTTTACCCCCCCTCCCCCTTAATCTACTTTTGGAATGAGGGTCCTCTTCTTCTCCTTCATTAGTTTACGACCTTCTTCTATCCTCGCGCTTGTGTCGTTATATTCGTTCGAAAACTCTTGCATTTGGTCCGAAAGAGGAATTATAGTCTCCTCCGTTTCACCATCACCAACACGCAATACTCCCAGGGAACTAACAAATCCGCCTGTGGCAAAGCCATTGTTCCTTTTGCTTCGAGTCATGCCCGTCATGTACTCTACTTTATGTGTCGTGGCACTGTTCATTTCAGACTTGATTTCAATAGAGCACACACCTTCGAGTCTGACGCCATCCTGATATACTTCTATGCCACCGTTGACATTCTTTTGGACAAACACCAGTGCCGGAGCTTCTTCATACCTCAATGTGAAGTTGCTTATCCCCGTTTGATTTGTGGTATTGTCACTCTTGATGTCATCCCACCATCCAACAGGAATAGAGTGACCTCCGCAAAGCTCACAGCAGGCACCGTCTCTTCCAGACCATCCGGCTTGACGATGTTTACATTCAACGCATTCGCAGATCGTCTTCCTTCCCTTATCTTCCATTACCAAACCCCCCATCCTCTCTAACTGTCTTCTGACTATGACAGGTAGCACAAAGCGACTGCCAGTTTGTCTTATCCCAGAACAGTGCTTTGTCTCCTTTATGTGGCCTTATATGGTCAACTATCGTTGCTTCTCGGACATTACCTTGTTTCTCGCACTCGACACAAAGGGGATGCTTCAGTAACCAGCCGACGCGTGCCTTACGCCATTTACTGTCATAGCCGCGTTTTGCTGCCGATTCCCTGTACTGGTCATATCGCTGATGTTCTTCAGGCTTATGCGCTTCGCAATATGCGTTTTCGACCAACGCGTTACAGCCTTGTTTTCTACAAAACTTTTTAATTGCCACAGATACCACCCATTGTCGAAATTTATGATTTGACACAATATCTTGTGTCGTATAATGACGTAAAATATTGGTTGATGGCACATCTTGTAGCTTGTACAATATGTTTATATGGAAAAGAAAGGAGGTGCTAGAAGAATGTTATTTAATTCTCCACAGCCACACACACCTGTTTTTTTGAACAGCTTGCCTTACAAACGAAATGAATTAAATCAAAGTAAGCACGACCGCATTATTCAAAAGATTGCTGACGATTTCGCAAGGCAAGGTTTCATAGTTTATGCCGACCATATAAAATGGTCTATGGGGAGGCCGCCTTTATTTAATGGTCATCGCCCAGATCTCACAATCCAAGGCCAGAATGGCAGAGTAATTGTTGAAGTTGAAACATTCGATAGTTGTCTCGAATCACATGCAATTTCGCAATTGAGAGCATTTAATCGTGTAGGCATTCCGGTTATTGTTGTAATCCCTGAGGTGATACACACAATACTTGGTGCCAATAATGGACTGACAAAGTTCAATGCGCTCAATAACAGGATCAATACATCAAAACTCTATAACGTTAAAGTCGATACCATTAAGATTTAGCCATGAGGGTAAGGAGGATCGAATCCCATGTACTCAAGCGGATATGCGCTGCGTACCTCTGCGGATTTCGATAACGCCATGTATTTCAATCTGAAAATCTCCGTTTGGCAGAACGGAGGTATTATTGATTATGGCGGATCGATCCAGAAGCATAATAACGAATCAGTTGTCATTAATGACGGGTACTTCTTGAAGGCCGTATGCGAATTCAAAGTTCGCTAATACGGCTCTTTTCTTTTTGTTAATGAAACCCCCACAAAGGAAAAGGTGTACTTTTACAAAGGGCGTTTCACCGCCTTTTTGTATTACGGTATTACCGGCCAGTTGCGGGGTTGTTTACCCTTTACTTTCAGCCTCGCCGGATTACTCCGCTACGCTGGTCTTTTCGCCATGGACTGACGGACCAGATGATGCCATGCTTTTTACTGATCCAACCGGCGAAGTTATCCGGCAATCGCTTCTTCTTCATTCGCACACCTCGTTTCATACTCCCGGCCCCACCCTCGCCATTTATCGGAGCATTTCCCTATTGCAAAAAGGCCGCCAATTGGCAGCCCTCACAATCATACCTTCGATTCGTTCGCCTCCTACGATACATTCTCAACCATATGTGGAAGCTTGCATGATGTTTTGCTCTTTCTACAGAGTCACGAGCGCCTGTTCTCGCTACTCTGAACAAAGAACAAAATAGTAAGGGGATTCAAACCCCGTACCCTCACCGCACCCTTGACGATCCACGTCTAAGGCTCACAAGCCCACAGCACGGTCGAGAGCCGAATATGATAAGGGTACAATCGGCATCACCCGAGCGATTTCGCTCTATGATCCAACTGTACCCCTGTTTAACTTGCATATTTGACGCACACTACTCGCACTTTACACGCATTTATTTATGGTTCCAATGGGTGTGGTAAATTTATTTCAGCGTACCATCTTACATCATAACATTCCGGACCTTCGTTTGCTTGCCACATCGGATATCCTTCATCGTCTACAGCATCAAACGCCCATCCTTCGTATACTCTTCCATCGAATATAAACAAATACTTTCCATCTGGCCAGTTATTTTTGTCAACGCGCTTCCAGTCGATCATTTATTTCCACCCCTAACCGATATCTTTGATCGTATTTGCCACTGTCCGTATGCCCTTCTTTATTTTACGGTCTACAGTCGCAGGATGCATTATGCTCCCAAAGTGCAGTACAACCACCTTATGTCGTTCTCCACGAAGATATAGCATTTCCATCATCTTACGTGTCTCTTGGTCCTGTATAAGGCGTATAGCCCGTTCCACGACATCTATAAAGGCTTTAGCCTCGGCATACTTAATTTCCTGCTTCTCCGTGCGATTTGGACGCGACCCAAGTTCCTGAACGATACCCCGAAACCTTTGATACTCAGTGAGGCTGTCTTTTGTCTCGCCTATCTCCTCATCAGTCGCCTTTGGAAAAAGCTCCATCAAAAACATGCTCTCACCATCCTCTGTTGTTTGTCAAGTACAGATTATGCAGCAGAATCGGTCGATATTGGAAGCATTTGGGTCGGAAACTTGTTACGTTTCATCGGTATCCCTCCTACCCCTTGATTCCTTGATTCGGCCCCCGGCTTTGCCTGGGATTATTCGGTCGATCGATGACGCTAACGCCTTGACTGCTCCCAAATCTCCGTGTTGATCTTCCGCTTTTCTTCATGCTGCCGCTTTTTCTGGTACGCATCCGGTAATTCTCGTTGATTGTGGAGCTTCATGTGATGCGGGCAAAGGTGCCGGTCTCTTGATACCTTGTTCGCACATTTTTCGCACATCGGCAGATCACATGTTTCATATTTGTCGCCAGAATTAGCCTCTTTGAATGCTTTGTAACTGCCTTTTACCCATATGAATTCGTTGTTATATGCAATGATGAAGTCACACCAGCGAGTTACCGGGTTACGCCGGCATACAGCACATATGCCGTTTTCACCGAACGAAGCTTCAGGCATCTTGGGTATCCCTCCTTAGTGCCCAGAAAGTGGCGCATAATTCACATAAATGATGATCCGATGACCCGTTTTGCGATCCCCGGCAAAGTGCCAAATGTCTGTTACCTTCAGCCGATGCGTTTTCCCGTCGCTTTTGGTAGAAATGTGCTCGCCGATTCGCGGCAAGATGCGTAACCAAACGTTCGTTACCAGCGTTTCATCAGTGTTATTGATCCTTAGCTCACATTCGAAATATTCACCCATTCGTCTGTTCCCCTTTCCTTAGTGCCTCCCTAGCCAGTTTCACCATTTTCCGAGCGACTTGGATATCCGTTCCTTCTTCCTCATAAGCCGCGATTATAAATTCCAATGCTTTCGTGTATCTGATGTTTTCGTTGCCGAGGTTCTCGTTTTCTTCGGTCTGTCTCTCTACTTCCCCGATCAGAGATTCTATTGTTTCAGGAGCCCTTGAGATAAGTATCCCATTGTCGTACCACTGTATGTTTTTGCATATTGCGAAATCGCCGTGTGTGTCATGTCTTGGACCAATTTCGTCATACTCATACGAGTATTCCCACGGTCCCGGCGTTGCCGCCGCAAGCATCTTCTTTATCTCCGCTATATTGGGTTTCATGGGGTTACCTCCCCTCGGATTTATGCTTCGAGCACTCTGTAATCCCAATCCCTTGAACGACTACTACATCCTTAATTGACTTCACAGGACATTTGTTTTCAAAAAAGCTGCCGTAGAAGCATGAACTACATTTATCCATTCCTTACATACCTCCATAATGGATTGATCCGGCCACCGCTTACGCTGAGTCTATTCGGTCGCAACGATGGCCTTTGGCAAAATCTTTTCAAAAAATCTACTTCCACAACCACATGGAGATGGTGGGCGTACTTCTTGCTCACTTTCATGAATCGTTTTGCAAGTGGAGCATTTCCATGTCTTTGACTTCATGCCGCCACTGCTGTGTAGAATGATATTGTCCGGAAGTCTTCCCATTATTTGCATCACTTCGTGTTCGTTCATAGTTGTTCCTCCTTCGTATTTTGCGGCAACGCCGTCATCGATCCGACCGAACCACCCAGGCCGATAAGGGGGCTGTTACTCTTTTACCCCTGTATCTGTTCCATCTCGTAGTTTCGTCGAGCAATGCAAAATTTTCTTTCTGTGTTAATGTCGACCACATTGTAAAACATGCCGGTATCATCATTTCGAATTAGATCAAAAAGATTTGGCTTATAAGATAGGCTCATTATGAGATTGTTTTTTGTATCATACATTCGGTAGGGCATATATCCTCTTCTCCTTTACCAAAATGAAAAATACGTTTACTATAACCTGAGGAGGTGCTTTTTCTTGGACTTTATCCGATATGACAAGAAAACAAATGTTTATAGCCCGTTAGTCCAGCAATATTTGAACTACTGTAAGTCTCACCCTGAGGAAAACGACAAACCAGGTGATATTTACGATCGCTTTTACTCATTTTTGACTGATCTTCTCGGGATGGATGAGCGGGAAGCTCTAGAAGAAACAGCATACTGGATGAATCAGGTTTGTGATCTGATGGATTAGAGGGTATATCCTCTTCTCCTTTATCTCCTATTGGGCCTTATACTGCTCACAATCCGAAATACTCATAGCCGGTGTCCAGCAAGAAACGGAACATTTATGTATCCGGCAAATTTGCTCCCGGTAATATTCCATTCCGTTGATCGAATCCGAATCCACGAATGAGTGCTGACAATTATCGCAAAGGTGTATCGGCTTATCCTTCATGGGGTCTGCTCCAATCCGGCGAGACGTTTCATGATCAACCATTCATCAAGTGGAGGCGTAAATGGATTATCTGTTTCTGCACGATGAGCAAATGCAAGATGGCAGCTTGCCTTATATCGCTCCATCGACCATTTGTAATCCATGATCTTGCGTACTACTTCCTCTGGAGATTCCTTGACGACATTCGTATCATCTCCGCTTGCAACTACAGTCACCGTAACCTTTTCGCCAACTTTATATGGATCAACTGAAGGCGTATTATATTCGGATTGGGTTACAGACGTTAAGTTCTCTGGAGAAATGTACAATGCTTTCCCTACGCTATCGGTCAATTTAATCATTTCCCTTGTTCCTCCCTCGGGGATTCCTTTATGGACTGTAGGGCTTTACGAGCTATCAACATTTCATCCGTCGCCGATCCGTCTACTAATTCCATTGTGGCGATTTTCTTCAGCGCTTTCGTCAGCGTGTTTACCTGTTGTTTAAGGGTTTTTACTTCCGTTTTTAGCGCACATATCTCGCACACCAGCATTTTCCCGTGCTCACACCAAGAGATGAGCTTTTCTTCCGTCAAGTTGGTTCCGGTCATGTCCTTTCCTCCCCTACTCTGCGCATCCGATCAGCCAGCATCATGGCATAATTGGCGATGTCAGCAAGCGTATTGATGAATCCTTCCGGCGTGTCTCCGCTGCCATTTAAACCGACATATCGTCTGCATTTCCTGTCCATCTGTTCAGATAAAAAGTCCATGGAGCAATTCTCCGGGCCCCATCCGCCCTTGTAGTCATTTTCCAACAATCGAGATTCCATCAGACCTGCAAACCATCTTACAGGTTCCCTTTCCTGCTGTATGGATTGGATACGATTCAATTCCTCAAGCAGCTCATTATGCGAATTGATGACATCGAATATGTCGTTTCGCAGATGCGCCTCGTCTCCGCGCGAACAATCGGCCTTATGCCAGATATCCTCAATTTGTTGACTGTCCAAATTTGCGGTATTTCCGAATGGTTCATTTACTGGTTCCATCTGTATCCTCCGGCAAATTGATTTTCGCCCAATGGGTAATTTCCGAATTAATCATGTAGCGCCCGTCATACCAGTTATATCCCGAGCGATGTGGATTTTTGGTGTGTGCAGCTACCCATACTTGTTGTCCATCCGTGGCGAGGTGATTAACGTGAGATTCGATTTCTCGGCTATAGGGGTCGTATTTGATCCAATCTATCATGGTTGGGTATCCTCCCCTCAAACTGTTTCCACTAAGGCAACTTTAGTTGCTGCTGAGTTTCCTAACAGATAATGCTTGATTCCAAAATACGGATTATAAGACCCGGACAATATTACTTCTCGTCCTGGTGTGATCTTGATGAACTTGTGCATGTGAATCTGTTTTTTGGTATTACGAAAAATCGGGCTCGTTTTTGACCAGCAAATCAAGAGAATATCTCCCTTTTTAAGTCTATTTATCTGTTCCCACTTCGTTATTTCAGTGTATTTCATGAGGTGGTATCCTCCCCTTGTAGAGCCTCCGCAAAGTCTCTGTTAACCATTATTTTTCCTGCACCATTGCACAACTGGCATACTTCTTGTTCTGGCAATCCTGTACGCTCGTATGAAACAGTAAATCCTTTCTCACAGTCATAACATGCGATTTCCACTTCACCTTGCAGAGCCTCCACTGGTTCTATTTCACACTGCCACATTTCAGGATCGAGGCTACACCATCGCTTTTCTGGGCAGTCTTTGCAGATTTCTGGCATTTCCTCTCTAATCTGTCCCATCGTATTCACTCCCTTGTAGAGCCTTAATAGCTGCCAACGTAGCGATATATGGTAGCTCTGTGCCGACCTCTTCCGAGTATCCTTCATGCTCTCGTTGCAAAAATGCAAACGATACATCTCCTCTGTAAGACTCGATCCGATAGTCCCATCCCCGTCGTTGCATCTCCTCTACTACGAGACGCATTCCTTCCCACGACGTGGAGTATGCCGGTAGAAACTCTCGCGACAGTTCGAGTCCTGATTTATTGAAAACTACTTCGCCGCAAATCCGATCCAATTCCGGTCCCGGCTTCATATCGTCTATCCTCATGTTCTACCTCCTAATAGATCAGGATGTTCGTGGATATTGCCGATGACTTCGTACTCTTTGTTTGCATTTAGGGCTTTCACCAGCGAATTCGTCACAACCTTTTGGCGATCAGTCCGTTTTCCATCTCCCCAAAAGTAACTGTCGTATCTCGTCACCTGTTCCGTATCGACGATATATGTCATGAGTTTCCCATTCAGTGATGAGTCAAACACACCTTGCCGAATGTGCCCAACTATTTCGATTTCGCTGTATTCTGCAAAGGTGTCATATCCGCGACGATTGTATCTAACCTTCGTGCCTGTTTGTTCACGTGACATATATTTCACTATGTCGCCTTCGAATATTTCCTTGCCATTCCGATCCCTTAGGCCGGTATATTGCATCAGTTCAACGTATGGTGATTCAATGCAAACCTTTAACCAATTCTTATCTAAAAAGTCGTAACTCATTTCTTTTGTTTCTGTATCCCATGCTCGGAATCGAATATCCCTCATGCTCCTTTTACTCCTTCCCTATCCCTGATTCGGCCCCCGATGCGCTAGGTATTTCGGTCGATACGGAGGCCTCCGGCCTAATTCACTACTATTACCTGTGATTTCCGAGGGGCGTAATAGTCCGAAATATTACTTCTCCCCCCACGTGGCACTTCGACTAGCACTCGATCCAGTTCGCTAAGTGATTGGAATTTCACACGGTTGGAAGGATATTTCACGTCAAACTTTTGCAAAATGTTGCGTGCATCCTCTTCTGGTTTGATGAATCCAACAATCTCTCCTGTTTTCTCTTTCCAAACTCCTGCAGCTTGAGATTTCCAGGTAACTACATCGCCTATTTTCATATGAATTGCTCCTTTGAATTTGATTTTGCGCGTAGCGCCATCGGCCCGACCGAAATACTTAGGCGCAGCCGGTAGCCGTATCAGAGGGTATCAGGGGATTAAGAAGGGGAATCCTATATTCCCCTATCCCCTCTATATCCCGAGTTCGTATTTTCCACATGCAGGCCAGTAATAGTTGTGATCGGTGCTTTTCCCCGTTGTTCCTCGCAGCCCGCATTTGTAATAGCGATTGGCGTACTGCTTGCAGCCGAAGTGAGCGCAAGTCCGGCACTTTGCCCCTTCGGGACCTTCACCGTATACGGTTATCATAGGATTCGGGATCGGCTTGAATGTTTGCACATCACCAGACCCGAAAAGTTCCATCTGCTGTCCGTTCAGCTAGATCACCTCAATCCTCTTCGATGTAGTTGCCATTCTCGTCGATGTATTCAGGGAAATAACCGCTAACATTGCTGCATACCCATACCCTTGCTTCAGGCGTACCTTCTAGAGGGAGGCTATACGAAGTCGTTTTCCCAGGCATGTATTCGAAATGACCGAAATTATATCCCATATCTTCATCTGCATACTTAATGTCGAAGGTGAAGTCACTGAATTTTTCATGTAATGATTCAAAAATAGGGAATGGCGCTGACCAAGCCGTATCGAAACGAATCACATTTTCATTAACCGAAATTTCGTAGGCATTCCATTTCGTTCCCCAGTGTTCGAGGCTCCAGTTGTACCATGGGGGACTGATTCCTGGTGTATCGAACGATGCGATGATTTCTTGCGGCATAGGTATGAGCTTGTTGAAATCAAATTCCCTTTCATCACTTTTAACAAAATCAATTACCTCTTGAGCCGTCCGTCCTTCTGATGCTTGAATAGTGATGATATTCGTTATGTGGTTTGGCATTTCGTCACTTCTCCCTTTGTGTTTGATTTTGCAATTAGTCTTTAAACCAGCCATATCCCTTATCATCAAGAACATGCGTTCCCATACAATCGCGCAAGAGGCCAGCAAGCGTGGCTAAATCACGCTCATTTATACTGACGATGTATTGTAACTCCTTCTTCTTCAACCGCCTGCCTGCGGCCGCTGTGAGCAGCGACACAACCGGCTCCACTCGTTCGCTCTGCTGCCGTTTTACTTCCTCCTCGGCCTGCTCAGCAGCCTGCTTGCGATTGTACTCTTCCCAATCTTGTTCGTCGTACCAGAAGCGCTCTCCGTAGCGCTGACGGTATATGTCTATCCAGTGTTGCAGCTCTTCCGGGCTCGTTTGTATCCGATCGTGACAGGGCCAGCAGAGCCGCAATCCGTTTTGTTTGACGCCTCTTCCCTTTCTGCCGCGCGGCCATACATGGTGCGTTGTTGTATCCTGCGCCGATCGGCAGCTTTGGCATTGCCCCTTTGCTTCCTCGATCAGTTCAGTGATTACCTTGCGTGGGAACTCTCCACGGTCGGCGCTGGATGGCCGGTCCTGATGATGGTCGAGTATTCCCTGCCGCCAGGGTGCTACTTCTTTCTTTCGTTTCTTCGCGAAAGCCATTAATAGCCGTTTGTCTGCCTATCGTGATTGGTTTTGTTCTTGGCGATATAAGCCTCTGCGATCTGGTCCCTTGTAAAGCCGAGCAATTTAGCAATAGTGAGAAGTACATCGGTGAGGCGATATAGCGATTTTTCTGCCATACTTGGTCGTTTCGTCGTTGTCGCCCAATAGATTTTCGAAGCCCAATCGAACGCATGAATGAATGCCTCCGTCAGCCCTGTAAGATCGCCGCTCAAGTCCTCATGCAAGTAGTTGGAGATGTTAAGATTCAGTTGCCGGTACAGCGAAAGATTGAAGTGCAGGCAATCGACATATTCTTCAAGCAGTGGATTCGTTTCCAAATATGCATCCCTGTCGGAATGGATTTTCTTCGTACGAGGTGACTGGTCATTGCTCCAATGCTTAAAGCCGCGCCATTCGTTCGCAAGCTCTCCAACCTCCACCTGAAGCGCGAGAACTGTATTTGGCAGCAGGTCGACACCTTCGAGCCCCTTTTCTTTGATGATCCGTACATCAAGCTCTTTCTGCATTTCATACAGTTGCTTAAGTGTATATACTTCGCTCATTCTTGGTTTCTCTCCCTCAGTTTTATTCGCAGCTCGTATCAGTTTTTCTATATCAGCTATTTTCATGGTGCGGGGACTCTTCGGCCATTTTACACCTATGGATTTACCTATTTTTATAAGCGCTTCTCGTTTGGACATGACTAAATGCCATTTGTTCGAATCATTCCGGCGCTCCATCTGGTCTAGCATTCCTTTTGTTTTCTTCAAGGCTTGCACCTCCTGCACGACGCATGAGTTCGCATGTCGCATCGATCTTGTACTGCCATCCGCATTCTTGATCGTGATTGGCAATTTCGAGAAGTTGACTACGAGTTGCTTCTTTCCACTTCACCCAACTCGCTCCTTTTTGCCCTTCCTCAATTTCGGTTTGCCGGGATTTTTTAGGGCGTCGATGATTTCTTGTTGGAATGATGTCAGTTTGACCGGCTCATGCATTGCACGAGCGATTTGGGCCAGTACATAAGCGTCACGTACGTTATCGCTTTTGTGCTCGAATCCCCAGCGCTTGAATATTTCGACGCTAAGTGAATCTTTTTTCATTGTCCCTTTGCCAGAAGCGAACTTTTTAAGTTCAGTAGGCGTCACATCAATGTACTCTGGTAAAGCATCCCGGAGCATCCAACCGATTCCGTACATTTGAGCAACGAACTTACCCTTTGCCCCATATGCGAATGTTTCGATTGCAATGTTAATGCTATCGCCCCAATTCCCGGCGCCAAAAATGGACTCCTCCAGCTTTTCTACAATCCAGTTAATCCTTTCAAGTTCTGCTGGAAGCCCTACTTCTTCAACCTTCGGGGCTTGCAGTTCAAATGCTTGGATTACATTACCGTCTTGATCTAGTTCTACTAGACCTGCCAGCGTAGATGGGTCGATCCCGATATACCGTCTCATAGTCATCCATTCCTCTTTGCGTCACGATATGGCCACATTGCTGGATTCTTGCGTCGCTCGTTTCTTATCGTCTTTTTGACCATATCTGGCGATGTTTTGAATTGCCGGGCTATCCCGGTAAGCGATAGAGTTGATCCTGTATACAACTCATGTAACCGCTGCCTATCAATCTTTCTTGGTTCGTTATTTTTAGGCCGTCCGCTATTATTTTCCCTAAAAATATCACCAGGATAGTTCCCAGTATTTTTCCCCCACCTTGGGATCAAGCCTTTTCTTCCTAAATCCATTATCAGCAGCGCTACTTCATCCGGGTCACGGTCAAGCTTCTTAGCGATGTCCAAACAATTCGATCCATCCGCCCAAAGCTGTTTAAACACATTTATTTCGGTTTGTCGCCAGACAAACTCCATATCTTCACAAGCGATGTATATGTCTGACATTTCATCACCTCGTTATTGCTTTCTGGATATGCCACCCAATCGTTAGGCTTTGGCCGGGGTGATAATCCGGGTGATCTTCGGGCAGCTCTGGTATTGCGCATAGAGGACAAGGAGCGAAATTCAGCCCCTTGATGCCTCCTAGACTTGTTACAACAACCATCGATCCGTCGCATAGGATACACAATGTCTTTGCCCTCCTCCTCACGCCCTGCGCCGATTTTTTCCGCCTACTCGCACCGTTGTCACAAATGGTTCAATACGTTCCATGAGTCGGGCACCTTTGACTAGATTCGGTTCCCTCTCGTCCTTCGCTTGGCTGAGGTGTTTGCGCAATTCGTCAAGCATAAGGTTCGAGGTGTAGAGCGTTGGAAGGCGTTGCATCCTCCTTTGGAGGACCGGACCGAGCACCTCGTCACGCGTCCATGCTGTTAGCGGCTCAGCGCCGATGTCATCCAAGATTAGGACCGACACTTCTCGCAATGCATTAAGTTTGCTTTCTACATCGCCCGTTTTAATGGCACTTTTGATTTCTCCAAGGAAGTCGGGGACGTAAATCATTAGCACATCTGTGTTCCGACTTGCCAATTCCCGAGCCGCTGCTGCCATAATCGCGCTCTTCCCTACCCCAAAAGGACCGTAGAGATAAATCCCTTTATGCTGACCTGGCTTGAATGAGAGGCAGAATTTTAAGACCGCTTTTATCCCCTCGGCTCGTTGAGCATCCTGTTCCAAATCTTCGAACCTAGTGTTCAGAATATTATCTGGAATGTAGTGGCTTGATATGTTCCGCTTGATCGCTTCCTGCTTTTCGAATGCCAATTGGTGACCACATGCTTTGTTCGTGAGGCTTATCGTTTCACCATTCTTGACCGGCACAAGGAAGTGGCCTTTTAAAGCGTTTTTGCAGCCGTCTAAGCCGGTGCAGCGATTGCATTCGTCATAGCTTCGAGTCAACTGGTACAGGCTGTTATGATCGGCTTCAGAATCAGGGAAGTCTGTTCGTAGTTGCTTGACGGCCGGATGCTGCTCTAGCCTTTCTCGTTGCTCTTGTAATTTTCGATACAAGTCCGGCTTTACCCATTTCGCGAACTCATCGGCAGCACTCTTCATGTCCTCACCTCTGTCGACCGAAGTTCAGCAAGGAGACTTTCAAATTCAGGGTCCGGGTCTTGGCTCTCTGCCGCCTCTGGTTGAGGATCGCGTAGTGATTCTGGCAAACTGCTTGTTACGTCGCCATTTGATTTCGGGAATGAGCTAATCGACTCTACTGTCGTCTTGCCCTGTTCGATCCATCCGTTGATTGTTTTGACGAAGTAATTGATATGAGTACCTTCGGCCTTCTTTAAGGCTTTTTCAATGACACCAGGCTCTACACGTCCGATATACCAGTAGGCTGTTTCAAGCCCATCAACACCGGCTCCCTTGATTCGTAATTCGTTGATTAAGATTCGAATCCGTTCTTCAATTTCGTGCCGGTCGTATATATCTATCTCTTTTTCTTTATTTTCATTTACTTTACTTTCCTTTACTTTCCTTTCCTTTGCATAATTTTGCATTGCACTCGCATCATCTCGCATAGCATCTGCATCTGCTACCGATGCATTTGCATTTGAATCGTCATGCAATTGCATCGGTCCGCCTTCTGGTTCTGAAATTTCGTCATACTTCTCCCATCTTGTCCTAGCGGCCTTCCTTCGCTGCTCTACAACGACCTCCCGTTTTTTCATGCGCTTGAGCAGAGAATTCGACCAAAATGTAAGGTCATCCGAAGTGAAAAGTTCGAATTCGTTGATGCAATCCATGATGAATTGCTTTGCATGTGCAGCGTCTGTGCATCCCATTTGCTGTGCATATGCATTCCAAATGTATTTGCTTTGCATGTCTAACTTGTAATCTGCCGAATCCCGCATCATTTCAACCAGTATCCAAAACCATCCGTATCCAGCAGCTCCGTACACGCTTCGCATAGCCGTCATTTTCGGATCATGCCGGGCATTGCTGTCATGCGAGAAGTAATAGGCGTCCTTCACACCTCCCAACCCTCCTTTCGGAACTAATAGTCTAGTGACGTACTGTTAGCGAGCCATCTGCGAAGCTTACCCGCATCTTCAGGCGCAAGGCGTGTAACGTTTCTTGCATACTCTCAAACTCATTACGGTACTGTTGCATACGCCCATAAGATTCAGCTTCAAGTTCCCGTATTTCCGTCGTCAGAAGCTCAGCCCACTCCTTCTTGGGCCTTTCTGCTGTTATATAAACCCGGGCATACTCCGTGTCCCTTTGAACGTGTATGCGTTTATAGAGACGATCACATTCGGCTGACACATCACCAACAAGGACAAGGCATTTGGTCAAAATCTCAATCTTTTTCATGAGAGCCGCCGGATTGTCTTCCGGCAGCTCATCAGCCAATTTCTTGTATTGCTTGATTTCGGTTAGGTAATGGTCGAGATTCATTTCGCTACTCCCTTGCGTTCCTCAAACTGTCTACGGTTCTCCAACCATTCATCCAGGTGCTGCAAAACTATTTCAGCCTGACCCTCACTCAATCCGGACAGAAGCGCAACATTAAGTTCCTTGAGTTGCAGCTTCATTGCTAGGCTCGAATACATACCATTCACACGTCTGGTCCGCTGTTCAACTGGTTCACCAGGAACTTTACAAAGCGTCTCGACCTTGAGCTTGATTTGTCCGATTTGCTCCGATGAAATGGCCGGTTCTTGAGGAGGCTCTTGTTCTGCTCCAGAAGCTTCTACCGCTTTCGTCGGCCTGCCACCCTCTGCGTCTCCGCCAGTAGGAATCATAAATTCAATAATCAGTGCGTACTTCTCGCCGCCTGTATAGGCTTTGTAGATGCCTTTGTCACCATGATCCAATCCTGTAGCATTAAGAATCTTTTGTTCAAAATAACCGGTTTCTAAATCCATATATGTGATGAGTAAATCAACATCAGTAATGGTCGCCGAGCTACCGATCGCTCTTTCTACACGCTTTTGTATAAACTCAACCTCAAAGCCGAGTTGGCATTCCGCGAGTATCGGCCGCATCAGATCGTAAACGTCCGCAGCCTCAACGAAACTGTAGCCGTGCTCCTCGTTAGTGCCATTCTTAGCGATCCGTTTGACCATTTCACGCGCCTTGCTCTTTTTCAACGCCAAATCCCGGCGAGCTGCAAGCCACTGGTCATGGCGATATCCAAACGGAGGTTGCATTAGTTTGGGAAGATCCGTTGTAGGTACATCGAATGGGATATGTTCCATATTTACACCTCCGGTTTAACGACAACGGCTTCAGGCCGGTCATTTACTTCGACACCGGGCACGACTTTTTTTCCAATAGCAGCGACTGTAGCCTTAAATATGACATCCTCCACGATCGCGCCAGTTTCTAAAGACAGGACATATTCGCCGCGCTTTGCATACTCCATGCCGTCAATATCGCCAGTTAATTCGTTTTCGGCTCCGAAATCAACGATTACGCCGCCTTTGACAAACACGTTTCTTTGAAGCTCCGTCTTCTTTTTGAACTCCGTTTTATTTGCAATGACCTTGTTCACTTCAGCCAGTTCCGTCAACCCCTGGCTAAGGAGAAAGTCTGCTGTTTGGGATTCATCGCGATAAAGCCATTCCGGTTGTTGTTTCTGAAAGGTTACCCTGCCGTACGGCGTGGACTGGCTCTTGAACTTGGCGTTCTTGGCCCGTTGTCCATTGGCCCATTCTCGTACCAGCTCCGAAAAAAAGGTAATCCCTTGTTCGGCCGGTTTGATCTGCCGTTTTTTCCAGTCATTAATACGCTTGACCTCTTGTTCCGCAAGGTCTTCGGTGCTGGCTATCGTTACCTTGAAGGCGCTGATCTTCCGCATAACCCAGTTCAGTTCCTCAAGATTATTTATTTTAAAACGGCCTTTCACATCGGGATTTTCCAGTTCATCCGCACTTTCTATTCCCGGCAGCCCCAAAACATCACGGAAAAATTCATTCAGTTCATCAAGCTCTACCTGTTGTAATCCATTCATTTACAACCCTCCGCACGATATGTTATATTGGAGGCGTAAATTCACTTGCCAGAGTGATTTACGCCACAAACATTTAATTTTCGATCACAAGCTGACCTGCCAGGGTCAGTTTTTTTCATTTGTGCCGTAGAACAGTTCATAGTCTTCAATGGCTTCGCCGATCGGAATGATTCGGGTTAAGTCTTTGGCATCGCCATCACATGCATCGGCGATCCATTTCACAGTGTCACGAACATCGGGTTTGACCCGGAGCATTATATACGCAACATCATCTTCGACTTCGATCGACAATCCTTTTCCAAACATATACGGCTGGTTGAAGAAGCGAAACGCATTGTCGTTAAAGCGATCCAAGTTAGCCAATGCGCTCCACCTTCTCTCCTACGACTTCGATCGGACCGTTCCAGTGCTGGATATAAGATATGGCCTGATCGTATAACCCGGTCGGAGTGTCGTGGTAACTGACGATGCCGAATAATGATTTGTAGTCCTTCCAAAGCCGCGCTATCGTTTTTCGAAACTCCGCTTTATAACGTGGCGTCCCATATCCACCGAGTAATGCGGTTACTCGTTCAACCGCGCATTTATGGATGTTTTGGATTTGCCGGTAATCAGCCGGAACTTTATCCATTCGCTTTTCTAGTGAAACAAGACGTAAATCGTGGTCTTGAATCTTGTTAATCATGTTTTCGCTGGTTCTGAGCATGATATCCCAACGGTCCATTGGTGCAAGTTGTTTTTCTGACATTTCCATCCCCTCCTCCTAAACTTTTTGAATTTCGGTCATCAGTTTGATGTCCGCGAAGATTTTTTGCACCAACTCGTCAAACTGATGTGCAAAGGCATCGACGGCTTGCATGGCTTCGAGGTTCCCTTGTACAAGTGCGAGTTCATACATGGCTGCCGCATGATGGGCTGATAAGGTTTTGATTAGTTCGGCGTAGTTTTCCTTAATGCTTCGAATCGACGTTTTAGCAGTCTTGCTCTCGTTGAGTTTGTGCTGTAGCTGCTGATTTGCCATTGTGAGCTGCATGTTTTCGGTGTTTAATTGCCCCAGTTTGGCAGCATCCCGACGGAGTATGTCATAATCTTCAGGAAGCTTCTCGATAGTGACCTGTTCACGAACAACTTTTGGTGGTTTGTCTTTCTCTTGGTTCCACAGCTTTTGAAAATGCGCCGCTTCAATTCGGGCTTTCTCGGCTTCCTTTTCAACTTCTTGCAGTTTCTTTTTAACTTCCCGAATCTCTTTTACCGTCATTTCATCAACTGTCTTTACCTCGCCAGTAGACGGTATGACATGCCCCTGCTGAACGAATTCGGCACGATCGATGGACTCGGGAAGTGAGAGCATTTCGAAAATTTTCCCCGTCGACAAAACCGCAGATGTCTGCGCATTTCCAAATTGTTCATAAGCTTGCATCATTGCTTGAGCTGTTCTTGGTGAAATTTCTACTGACTCCAACCAACCAGTAAATTGCCCATGCGCTAAATCATTTTCCTTAACATGCTTCAATCGCTTACCAATTTCGAATAACGACTGCCCGGCGACTTGTTTGTACGAATTAATTTCCGCCGTTATGATATTCAAGTCGTTAGCTAAAGGGACAACGTTGTTCATCCTTCTTCCTCCGGTATTTCGATTTTCAGAAGCAGTCGTTTCGACCCGTACCCATAAACACTAACATCTTCGATGACGTGCTCCTCGTCGCCGTTTACCTCGACAAACACTTCTGCATCCATCGGATGATCCAAAAGCTCAACTATTAAATCCTTGACCGTTTTCAACCTGTTCACCTCCTCTCAGTACAGCTTATTAAAAGCGTTGTACTCATTCGTCAGCTTTTCAAACCAAATCCAATCCTTGCCAATCCGTGCCGCGAACAGCAGATTCAGCAGCCGGGCACGCTTACGTTCCCGATCAACGATAAACCGATGCGACTCGCGCAGCTCATGCGCTTCCATAGGGGTAAGCTCCCGCTTTTCGAGCATGATGCCGATGATCTCGAGTAGACGCTGATCCACGGTGCTCATTTGGCAACACTCTCACTTTCAAGGCGTTGAACGTGTTCTATCAAGCCGCTCCCCCTCGTTGCTTATCCATCCAAGAAATGAAATCACTTCTATAAATTCTCATTTGTTTTCCCATCTTGACATGAGGGATACCACCGGCATTCGGCTTTAGCTTTAAATTGTCATAAACCCTTCGCACATCGACCCGGAGAAAGCACGCAATCTCTTGTGCGGTTAAGACATCTGGCAACTCATCAAGTTTTAGGACATCATTTTGTTTGGGCAAGGAATCACCTCCCTTCGTATCGCACAGCTTATGCAGTTTTTGAATCCGACATATTAAACAGGTATTCAATGGAGCATTTTGGGAAATACTTCCGGTGGATATTTAACATCTCAGTGCGGGTGAACTCGGTTTTACCTAGGATCTTGTTACTGAATGCTTTGTTCGATATTCCGATTCCCGCAGCTATTGATTTTCCATCAACTCCCTCTCGCGCCATTTCCGCTCGAAGATTCTTGAACATGTAATCACCTCCAGTCTTGTTTGCATGTCTACCATGCGTGGTAGGTGTAAGGCAATGATAATACCGCGCGTGGTATTTGTCAACACAATCTGACACAATTTTTACCGTGCGTGGTATATAAAATGCTTTACATGGTATAAAATAAGGTGTATACTTACCACAAAACGTAAACGGAGTGGAAGAAAAGTGCTTCTAACCGATAAATTAAATGAACTTATGAAAACCAAAAAAATTAGTCGCATGGAGCTGGCTCGCGAATCAGGCGTACCCTATACCACGATCGTAAACTTCTATGAAAAAGGAACCGATAACGTTAAGTTATCTACATTACGGAAACTTGCTGATTACTTCAATTGTAGCCTCGACTACCTTGTGGACGACGAATACGGAAGTAATTCTCCACTAGTTGAAACAGATTCTATGGTACTCCTTCCGATCGTTGGAAAGATTTCCTGCGGTGACGGTGTATTCGCATATGAAAATATTGAGGGATATGAAGCGACTCCAAAGGAATGGCTGAATGGTGGGGATTACTTTTATCTTCGAGCAAAGGGGGATAGTATGATCGGCGCACGGATTCAGGATGGGGATTTACTTTTGATTCGCAAGCAGCCTGAAGTGGAGAATGGTGAAATCGCTGCCGTCCTTATAAATGACGAAGCTGTCCTAAAGAGGGTCTACCGAAATGGTGATCAGTTAGTTCTTCAAAGCGAAAACGCTGCATACCCGCCTATTTTTTGTCCACCTACAGGTGCAACAATAATTGGGAAACTCAGAATGGTAACAATCAAATTCTAAGGAGGGAAACATCTGTGAACGGGTCTTTTCGAAAAAGAGGAGATAATTGGAGCTATATCGTAGATCTCGGCCCCGATCCATCAACAGGTAAAAGACGTCAAAAGGAAAAGGGTGGTTTTCGCACAAAAAAAGAAGCCCAGGCAGCTGCGGCAGAATTAATCGTTCAAATTGAAAATAGCGAATATAAGAAACCAGTAAAACAATCACTTGAAAAATATTTAATTGATTGGTTAGAGTCGAAACGTATAGGACTAAAGAAAAATACCTTTTCCATCTATAAACATCATATTGAACATCACATAATTCCTGCAATTGGCAAGATTGAACTTGCCAAACTAACTCCAGCTGAAATCAGCACACTTTATGCAATGCTGATTAGTGAAAAGCACCTTTCTGAGGGCACTGTACGGGATACCCACAAAGTATTGACCGCCGCACTAGGACAAGCTTTAAAATGGGGAATGATTATTAAAAACCCAGCATCACTTGTCGAAAAACCTAAAGTTAATCGAAAAGAATTATCAGTGTGGGATGCTGAACAAGCGAAGACGTTCCTGGCATTTGCTAAGAAGCATCAGAACTATATAGCTTTTTTACTCGCCTTAGGAACCGGCATGAGACAAGGTGAGATTCTTGGACTGCGTTGGAAAGATGTTGATTTGGATGCCGGAATAATTCGAATTGTTCAAACACTCTCCCATGATGGTAAAGAATTGAGTGCTGGCGCCAAAACAAAATCAGGAAATAGGACAATTAGCGTTGATGTCGAGTTAGTGAAAGAACTGCGTAAACAAAAGTCTCGTATTTTGATGAATCGTCTTAAGAGCGAAGGGATGTATACGGACCACGATTTAGTTATCCCAACAAGCAAAGGGACACCGATTACACCGCGCAACCTCTCACGCTCATACTATCTACTTTTAGAACGTTCTGAGGTCCCGCAGATAACGTTTCACGACTTAAGACACACTCACGCCACACTACTGCTAACACAAGGTGTTCATCCGAAAGTTGTCGCCGAACGACTTGGCCATGCAGATATGAGAACGACTCTCGAAATATATTCGCACGTTTTACCACACATGCAAAAAGAAGCAGCAGACAAGGTTGGGCGCTTGTTGTTCAGCTGA